ATAACGGATTATCTCCAAAGGCTTTTCATCTATGTCCTTGAGCGGCTTGGTACTCAGATCCATCATTATGGCTACGTCTTCCTCTAATCGCTTTGCCATAGATTCTGCGGCTTCCACAGCCAGTTGTGCGTCATTTTTCATAGCTATATTCCTCTTTTGACCTAGCAATAAGCTGTTTCTCTAACAGGCTTGCCGCTTTTGTTTTCCCTTTTCTCCTGAGTTTTTTTATTGCGGCCTGTAAGTCTTGAGAGTTTGCAGAAATTATTTTTTGCTCGTTTATCTCCTTATGAGACTGTCGCCTACAATCCCAACATAAAAACGAATACTCAGATTTTATTTTGTCAGCAGCTTTCCTTTTGTTATACATAAAACCAGCCGCCATCTTGTCTTTTTTTCCACACCTCCCACAGGTTACCTCTTCAAGTTTCCTGCCTTTATTTACATTTTCTAAGCTTCTGTGAAGAGGCGTCAGGTGTTCCGCCATGCTTCTCCTTGCCCCTAAGCCACTACCTCTTATAACCTTATTACGACTCATAACTCATCCTTTATTGATTGTGGAAACGGGACGTATATCCCCTTCCTCTCTGAGAGCCACCGTACAAGCACCTCAGCGGCTTCGCTTAACTCCCTGCCGGTTAGCTTAGTGGTAGACGTTTTTTGGTACATGGCCTTAATGATGGGCTTGTAGAGCATCTCCTTGACCAGCCCTTCGGTAAACGGTATCTCAACCTGATCGTTGAAGGGATGCACGTTGGAATACCCGGCATCATTCAACTGCTCGGCCATCTGCCTGAACCATAGGTGCATGGCATTGTTCTGCCGCTCAGTCCTGCCTGCCGGCTTGATTGAGTACACAAGATGATTGCCCTGCTCAAACTGACCTTTAACAAAGTCTATAAAAAACTCCAGCTTTTCTTGGCTGTCTACAATCCATCTATGGCCGTCCACGCTCAGCCTCCATGATCTGCCTGCCAATCAGTTCCGGTATCTGTGGTACGACCGCGTTGCCTAAGCATCTAAGTCGGTGTGACCTCGCGGGAACCCCATTAGCCACTCGACCCACGTTGGGTTCAATGTCCCAGATTGGCGAGTTTCCTTGACAGTGGTTGATAATCCCACTTGTTTCCCTATCCTGATTCTTCGCTTTATTGCTTCGTCCTCCATGCAGCCCCTGTCTCGATTGTCGGATGCGTTGGGAGTGGGAAAAAAGTGTGGGCGGGTGTATCTCTCCTGCATCGAGGGCGACCCCTGATTGGCTGTTGCTGTTGGGGTAGGCCACAATCCAGACCCTATCTCTGTGGTGGTGGGCGCCAACTGCGGAAGCTGGTATACAGTGCCACTCCGCATCGTACCCGACCGCGGAAATGTCCCATAAAACTCGCTTAAACCAATTTCCCCCGTCACCATTAAGCAGGTTTGTGACGTTTTCAAAGATGGCATATCGGGGTCGAATGTCCCCAAGTAGACGGGAGCATTCTGACCATAATCCACTGCGTTCACCGTCAATGCCTGCCTGTCTGCCAGCGGTGGAGATGTCCTGGCATGGGAATCCTCCTGTGATGACATCAACTCCAACTCCGTCTGAAACAAGTCTGTCTGCTGTGATTCGTCTGACATCGTCATAGATCGGTACTCTTGGCCAGTTCTTTTTCAATACCTTCTGAGCGTAAGGGTCAATCTCGCAAAAGGCTGCGGTTTCAAATCCAGCAGCTTCTAAACCAAGGGCAAAGCCGCCGATTCCGCTGAACAAATCCAAAACTTTCATGAATTTTCAGCCCAAATAAAAATGTCAATGAAATCAAGAATATGCCCACTTGGCCCACTTGGCCCCACTTCTGGGGGGCCGCCCCCTAAAACAGGGGCAAAGTGGGCAATGTGGGCAAACCGATGATTTTGTTGAAGTTTTTTTAGCGCCACTTTTCACCCTGCCAACGGTAATGTTTTGCATTGTTTGTAGGATTTCTTCTAAGTGTCAAAATGTTGTTTTTCAGCAAATCCATGCAGTTTCGCAGGGTTTTTTTGGTACATTCGTTAGGGTTTAAATCTTCTTCGTTCAGCATCCTGAACAACTCCGCCTGACTGTATTCAGCACCGCCCTTCATTACGGACTCCAGGAACAGCACTTCGTCTTCATACTTGGCAAACGCCTTGGCGACATTGATCTGTGACATCTGTTTTTTCTTCAGGTCACTGATGTCATCCTCATCCAAAAACTCAACAGAATCTACAGACTCTTCGTAACCTACTGTTTCATTGGTCTGCCTATACCGGAACCCGCCAGAGAATGAAATTTGCCTACGGTCCTTTTCGTTAATTACCAATAGTTCTTGATAGTCTGCAAACTTGTCGTTCAAGGGGTCTAACCCAAACATATTGTCAACGTCAGCTTTTAAGTCCTGTACGCCTTCATAAATTAAACGACCGTCTAAAGATCGATGCTTGTTGCAATGGCCCAGCAGGATGACAGTACCGCCTGCCGCAGCAAATTCTCTGAAAACGTGCAAGATGTCAGCCACCTCGCCCTTATTGAGAACTGATGCAAACTTCTTGAGGGTGTCGCAGATAATGATTTTCCCGTCTGCCTCACCTTCCTTCTGAATTAAACTCAGCATTCGTAGAGCATCGTCGGCGTTGCGTAGTGCCGGGTCTTGCGAGTTAGCCAAGGTAATCATAGCCATGCCATGCTTCATGCCCATTTCTGCTTTCTGGACTATGCCCCTGGCGCCGTCATCCTCATTAAAGTAGATAACGTCCGATCCCTTGATGAGGTTGTTTCTGATCGACTTAAATAGGTTACCTAAAACCCAGACCGTCTTACCGGCCCCAGAAGGCGCGTAGACAAGCGTTACGGTTCCGGTGGTAATCATTCCCGATATGACTTCACGTTCGTTAGCGAGCCTCTCCTTCAATTCTGCGAGGCGATGGTGGGTACTGGCAGCTTGCAACCGCTGTAGGCTGGATAGGGGTTCGTTTATGTACTTCTCATAACGTCTTGGCTTTTCTTTTAGTAACTTTTTGTATTCTTCTACAGGGTTGTACTCTTTGTTCATTTCTGCGTACATGGCTTGCATGGACGCGATGAACTCATCATCTCTGACTGTCACTGCCTATCCCTTTTCGTTGAGCGGAACCTATAACTTTGAATCAGCCAGACTACCTTGTCAACAAATTGCTGACCTTTTTTAAAGATCGCTAGGCTTGTAAACTTGCGTTATCTTGGGTTAAAATGCGTTTAGGTCAACAAAGGAGGGAAAAGTGTGGCTGATAAAAACAAAGGTGAAGTAGAAATCCACGGCAAAGTTTACTTAACTGTTGCTAGAAGGATTGACGACTTTAGAAAGTCGGAAGAGTTTAAGGGTTGGTCAATTGAAACGGAGTTGGTTAGTGCTGAGGACTCGATGGTGGTAATGAAATCAACTATTCGAGACAGCGATGGCAAGGTTGCAGCTACTGGATACGCTGAGGAAAACCGTAGCTTCGGCAAGATCAACAAGACTTCTGCTTTAGAGAATGCTGAAACGTCAGCGGTTGGCAGGGCCTTAGCGTTCTTGGGCCTTGGCGGTAGCGAGATAGCCAGCGCCGATGAAGTATCCACAGCGATTGCACATGGTTCAATCAAGGATGCGATGGAACCGATCCTGCAGCATAACGATGCGACTCGAGAAAACTTCGATTCCATTTACTTCATCAAGGAATACATCAAAACCGGTGATGTTGCCGGAGTTGCACAAATATGGCTTGAGTTGTCTAACGACATCAAAGAAGCCTTATGGGTTGCCCCGACAAAGGGCGGCGTATTTACGACTGAAGAGCGGGCTTTCTTAAAGTCTGATGAATTTGCACAAGCGAGGAAAGAGGCAGCATGAGTGAAGAAAGAGATTTCGTAAACGGCATGATTGTTAAGAAACCTAATAGTAATGCTCCAGATTGGGTTAAAGCCAAGGTGTCTATCAAGCTTGATGACTTTAAACAGTGGATTGGCGGCTTTGTTAAGGCCAACCCTGATGACGAGTGGATAAACATCGACGTCAAAGAATCACAGAAAGGTACTTGGTACGCTGAACGTGATACATGGAAGCCTGAGAAAAAGGATTCCGCAGCCCCCGCAGCCAAGGAAACT